AGGGATTTGTGAATCACTTGTGGTGATTCCTGTACGATCTCGCCTAGATCGCCAGACTTGCGGAAAGCGGTATCTTGTTCTACAAGATCTACTCGCTTGCCAAACTCGTTAAAGTTGCTCTTAATTCCGTTAACATCAGATGTTACCGTTTCAAGAGATTTTGTTACTGCTGTAACCTTCTCGTTAAGAGATTTGATTGTTGCAGCAAGATCGCCAAAGGCATTAGTAAGAGAATTATTAATTTCTGAAACTGCCTTAGCAACTTCTTCTTTAACATCTGTAGCGGATTTTTCCACTGCGTTCTCTACTTCAACTGCTGCTTTTGCAACAGAAGATTCTGCACTAGCGTCATCTGATTTAGCAAGAGCAAGTTCTTCAACTGCTGGTGCTTCTTCAGCGACTGCAGGGGTTTCTACTGCTTCTGCAACAATTGCTGTTGCTTCTGCTACTACCTCTGCTGCTTGTGCCTCTGGAGCAACCTCTGCATTTTCAACTACAGTTTCTGAAACTGCGTTTGTTGATTCTGTCATTAGTTCTACCTCCTTAGTAATCTTAATTGTATTAATGCCTTTAGCACTATCAACTAAGAATTTTATTAGTTTTTCAGTATCTTTATCATTTTTTTCTATAAAGCCAATGTTCTGCATTGCATTACCATTTAATGGACTTGTTGCAGAGTCGGAATCAGATACCATTACAATACCATTTTCTGAATCCCAAAATACATTTTCAATTTCTGTTTTTGATAGATAGCCATCAACTACGTTTTGACCATTAATTTTTTCAATAGAAACTATGTTTGCAAATTGATTTGCTGGATTATCTACAAGAGAAAGTTCTGACAACTCATAAGTTTTAATTACACGAATTGTCTTATCTATTTTCTCGTCGTAAGCGTCATCCCATTCTTTAATGTTTCCACCTATTGAAAAACCAGTATAGGTTCCATCTAAAACTTTTTCCCATGCATTTTGTGCACCTTTTGAAACATATGCAGATACATAAACTCCGCTGTAAAATTTTTTAGTACTTGGATCAAAATACTTATCTTCTTTAAAAGAAACAATTTTGCCAACAGCACTTGGTTGATGCATTTCACGAAGGTTACCACGAAAATTCTTAAAAGCATTTATACTAGATTCTGTTGTTACAATGTCGTTTTGACGATCAACGTTGTCCAGGGTTGCAAAACCAGAGACCATACGGCGCTCAACATCTACTTTTCCAATGGGCATTGAAAGGCGAACACTGTCACCTGTAGTTTCCCAATGAGCCTTATTTATTAACATAACGTTATAATTATAGCACCGCTTTAAAGGAATTTCTCAACTATTGAGATGATCTACCTTCACCTTGTGCATTACGTCCAGATATTGTGGTTGATGAATCAGAATTATTATTTGTTCTTTCTGAATCTCTCTGACGATCCCCCGATAAATTTGCTCTAGCATCAGTTGCTTGTCTTGGAGACATAACAAAAGGTTCGTCCCCATCTGCTCTTTGTGGCAAGTCTAACTTTTCACGAGCCTCATTTGGAGTCATAACCTGAGTCTTTACATATCTTTCAAGAATTTGAGACTGTGCGATTTCATCAGTTAAGGTTAGTTCATTAAACCTAAGTTCAAGAATATCTGTCTTTTCTCTAATAATCTTGTTTACAACTTTTTCTAAATGTCTTTGTGCTGGACGAGATACCTGCTCTTTAAATGTACGATCTTGAGAAAGTGCTGCTGCAATGCCTGCAGAATCTGCGCCACCTAGTTTTGAGATAGGCACTTGATGAGCAATTAGAATGTCATCACGATTTTGTTTACGATATTCTTTAAATGAACCGTCTTGAATGCCGTTTTCAATTGGCTCCATTTTAAACTCAACCTTATTGCCTTCTGTGTCTCCAGGAAGTGGGATATAAAGAGTTCTGTGTGACTGAGCCTTAAGTCCAGTTTGTAAAAATCTAAACATTTTATCTTCAGCGTCACCTGATAGTTTTGCGCCCTTTAATGTTACAACATATCTTGGAACAGCCTTATTTTCAAAGTAGTCAATGTTGTATTGAGACGCAAGTTGATCTCCAATAAGAGATGGCATTGCTGCAATAATATCTGGAATACCATAGAATGTGTTTAGGGGTGAATATTCTTTTAAATGAATAATTTCATTAGGTCTTGGGTCTGTGCCCAAAGGGTTTGCATTTTTTGCTCCAAAGTTTCTAAAATAAACCACTTTTTGACCAATAATTTGAACAAATCCATCACGTAGTCTTCGTATACGAACAGTAGTTGCTGGAATATGTCCAACATATCCAATTTCTCCAGCAGTTGTTCTTCCTACTTCAATAAATCCATTACCTGTTGCTTGAAGGTCTGTGTAAACTTTTTCCATTGTTTTTGTAAAACTATCGTCATCATTTAAGTTTTCTAACCAATCACGTAATTGAATTTTTGCTCTTTCAATACGATTACGAGCACGGTCTACTGCATCTGCATCTTCGTTCATTTGAAACTTTAACAATGTTCTATCTGAAACATCAAAACGATATCCAAGACCGACAATGTTTTCTACTTTAGCATCAATAGCAGCATGATTGGCAAATGATGTGTCATAAAAGTTGGCTAATTCATACATGTTATATGGAGGGGTAATTACGTCAAATAGTCCATAGCCATTTCTATATACCGTGCCAGGATTGATTTGTTTTGATCCCGCATTTGTTCCAGATGGGGTTGCGTTTGCTGCATCTAAATATCTTTCATTAAATTCAGGAGCAGCATATTTTGTTAAGTTGCGAGTTGTTCTGCGACGAAAGTTTTGATCAAGTCCAACGTAATCTTTTAAAACGTCCCAACTTTTATTAAATGGATCGTGTGATTTAAAAGCATTATCTTCTTTTTCCTGTGTATTAATACTTGCACGGATATATTCTTCGTCACTCATCCATAGCCCCTCTTCCATGCTTTTCTAATGTTTGTTGTGCTGCATGCCAAGCACCTAAATCATTCATTGAAGGAATTAAACCTTCTTTTAATCTTGCTTTTTGTTCTGAATACTCTTCTTCACTAACCTGAGTTAACCCTGGAACAAACACAGCCTTGCCAAGTCCATCATCTCCGTAGTGAATTGCAGCCTTTTTTAACTCTGCAATTTTTGTAAGATCTCCACGATCAGACGGTATATTTAAAACTGAGCCTTCATCGTCTGTAAACCATTTACCACTAGATGTCTTATACACGTAAAGACCCCAGTCATAATGTTTATCTATTACCTGACGACGTACATTTTTAACATAAGGTTTACCAGTTTTTGGATTAATTAAAGATTCCATAACCACAAGTATAGCAGATTATACTGGTGTAGATACGTTAGTTGACCATTCTACTTCTGCATATACATTTAATTTTTCAGGCTGATAAACTAATCCTTCTCCATCATCAACGATTATTTTATTTGTGCCTATATATGTTTTATAAATATCTGAGGGGTTAATACCATAGAACTCTGATGATCCTATTACTAACATACCGTCCCAAGTAAAGTTATTAAACCAAAATTGCCAGTCATTTGTTGTAATACCGTCTGTTAATACCTGAAACCACGGCCTGAATGTTCTACTTTCAACCTCTTGTAGGCTGTTTGCCTGATAATAGGCAATGTTATTAAATAATATTGGTCCCGTCAAATTTATGCTTCCAAGATATGAATTATAAACAAGGGAGGTCAAAAATGCTATACCTATTGAAGACCACTCTTTAAGAGATAATACTGGCTCTCTTACCAGACTTCCATTTAAATAAAACCCAACACCATTATATGGAACGCCGTTTTGGTTTAAAACAAACACTTTGCCTCTATCTAAGTCTGCGCTGTTTGCCTGTAGGTAAAACTTAAGGGTTCCGCTTTTGTGATTAATTTCAAAAATTTCTGTTGCTGTTGCTGGAAATGCATCTTGATCATATCTTAGCCACAACTGCATAGCGCTTACCTTATAGTCTGTTGCCAATTCTTTATTAATTGGTAGGGTTAGTCCACGATTTTCTAAAATGTTGATTTCACCACGAACTTCAATACCAGATGTTTTTGTCAGGTATAGATATGGGGTACTTTCTTTATATATGCTAAATGGGTTTTTAGACTTATAATCAAAATAAATGCCATTCTTTTTATATGGGAAAAGATCTACTCCAAACCTAGTTCCTACAGGATTAAAAGAGTTATCGTTAAATGCTTGAGATGCTAACTGTAACTTATTTAATAAAATAGGTTTTGTTAAAATTCCACGACTGTTAAACTCAAGACTATAAACAATTGCAAGTTGATTAAAGTCTACCGATTTAACTGGATAAATTAATGTATTATTTAATACTTCAAACCTTGTAGTTTCCCAGTCTTCGTAATTATTTAAGTCAAGAACTTTATATTCGTCTGGCGCTTCCTCATTGGCAAAAGAAGTAGGAATATTTGCTCCATCTGCAACATACTGAAATGTTACATAACTTTTTATTTGTGCACCATCTGTATTGTAATAATAGGAAGATGCTCCAGACTCCTGCTCTAAAGTAGTTGTTGTTGGGTACCCTAAGTTAAATTGTAAAAAGTCTATTTCATAAAACTCTTGCCCACTGCTATTTTTTACAAATTGAGCAAAATAAGAAAGTGGAAGGTAGTCTTGCCAATATCCAGCAACACCTATGTCTAAGAAGTATTTTTCATATGCTTCTGATGGGAGTATTGTATAACTAGCAGTATGATCAATTAATTCTTGGCCTTTGTCTAATTCAATAAATCCATTGCTATCTACATAATCTACTATTTTTGTAGAATTTAAAGTTGTGCATAGTCCTACGGAATAAAGTCTTCCAGTAAATGTGAACTCTCCAGAATCGTCTCCGCACACGTACATTTTTAAAGAACTTTGATTTCCAAAAAATGAACTTACGTTACTACCAAATTTTTCTGACAATGTTTTTATGTTAAATCCAACTGCAAAAAGACTGTTAGCAGAAATTGCGCTAGAGGTAAACAATAGTTGTGTGGTTCCATTATAGGTCAAAGAATATTTAATTAAGTTTCCATCTTTAAGAATTGTAAAATAATTATTATTTAAAGGATTATATATTTTAAATAATATTTCATCTGATGCTAAGTTGTGAGAACTAAACACTCCGTAACAACTTTCAACTTCGCTTGATAATAAGTTAAACCTTGAAAAATTTATATAGGATTCAATAGAATTCCAAGTATTGTTAGGTCTAAATGATAAAAATTTATCAGTAATAACTGGTCCAGACTCGTTGTCTTGTGCATCCTTATTATCATCGTATAACTCTTGCAATGTTTTAGTGCCTAAAAATATTTCTGGCAAAGAATACTCTGGTGTTCTTAAACTTGTTTGAGTGGTTGATAAGTTATCAAAACTACCCTGATCCCACCCAGCAAAATCTGGATAGTTATAGTTGGCAGTGTAGTCTGCAAATGAATAATCAATAAAAGCGGTAGTTCCTCCATAAGATGAATTAATTCCTTCTGCAGAAATGACTCCCTGTCCATAAACCCATCTACGCTTTGCAACTGTAACTGGAACTTGATAAGAATAGATAGCAACACAATCAAGTTCAAAAGGATATACGTTATTACTTGCATAAAAACCTAACCAGTCTTGACTATCTCCATTGTTGTTAAGTTCTTCTGGAAAAGTTAAACTGGCGGTATCTAAAGATAATGATAACACTTCTTCGCCATTGACCAGCAAAGATGCAGAATCTTTAATTAAACGAATATGAATAAGCATTGGCCTAAACCATTCGCCTACGAAATGTGATGCAAACTGATCTCCAATAACTAATGTTAAAAATCCATCTTCAACATACAGACCATCTTCTGAAGATATCGGTCCAAATATTTTAAATGGCGTAGATGTGTTTGCTGCTATTCTTGCCCAAAATTCAATAGTGTAATCATTGTATTGTCCCTTTTTATTTAAAAATCCTTTTCCTGGAATAATTAAAGATGCATCAGTATTTGGCTCTAATCGTGTAACTCCGCTTGCGCCAAAGACTAATGGAACACCAGCATTTTTACATTTTAATCCACCTTCAGTAATATAGTATCCAGAATCTTCTGCTACTCCATAGGCTTGTGCCTCTACTGCATCGTATCCACCATAAATACTTATGTCTGCTGGAACTGTGGTTTCTGTTATTCCGTTTAAAGAATAAGTGTTAAATTCTTCATTCCATTGCCCTAAAGTAATCCCATTAATATAAAATTCGTTGTCTGCAGATGTTGTTGATCCCTCAAAAACTTTAATTTTAAAAACAAGTCTTAATTGTGCAGAAACATTTGGTATTTCAAAAGTTTCAGAAATAAATCCCCACTTTTGATAAAGCGTTGTTGTAAAAGTTTTTAAATTTTGAACTATAGTTGACGTCGCTGGATCTGTATATTCATAACCTATTGACACTGTTTGTAAAAATAAACTGTTTGAATAAAAATATGATCCAATAGTAAATGTTCCAAGATCTGCAAGGGTATTAAAATTAAGTATATTTGGACTAACAACTGATGCCTCAATTGTTTCTGATACAGGAACGTTAACTCTTATTCTTGACAAATGACTGTCTACAAAGGGTTCATTTAAATCTTCAAAAGATGCTGCAAGCGTAGCGTCTGTTGGTGTCCATAAGGTTGCAAGACTGCGTTGGGCTTCAGAAATTAAACTTTTATAATCAAGTCTGTCGTCTAGTGCCCACAAAACTAGCGGATGCTCAGAGTATATCTTTTCTGCATATAAATTTGATGGGTTAGACATT